TCATGCCTCTCCCATCGTCAGTACCGCCGGCAGCGACTCGGTCCAGGTGCCGCGCTGCCGAACCTCCACCCGATCCCCCTCCGCCAGGTCCACCGCCACGCTGTTCGTCCCGCTGCTCAGGTCGCGCCGGTCACCATTCGCCCGGATGATCGTCACCCGCCATTCCTCGCGTTCCTCGGCCAATGGCGCATCGACCCGATCCGACCACGTCCAGCCCAGCCGGCTCCGTCGGACCCATCGCAGCACGCCCTGCCGCCAGCCCAGCCCCACCGGCGCGGGCGGACGGACCGACAGGCCGTTAATCGTCGTGCGCGCCTCCACCGGTTCCGGGTCCGCCACGCCGCTCGCCATCACCCGCACCGCCCCGCCGAGCGCCGTCATCGGCAGGTCGATCGCAACCGCCCGCTCCGGGTCGAGCATCACGAAGGCTGCGCCCGTCGTCGCCACACCCGACTCGGTACCCCGCCGGCCACGCAGCAGCCGCTCCAGCCGCCATCGCCCCGCGCCCAGCGACACCGCCCGGCCGAACTGGATCAGCTCGCCCCCGGCCCAGGCCAGGTTCGCGCCCCGGTCGAGCGCCGCGTCGTCCGCCTCGGCCAGCACCATGCCGGTACGCGCCAGCCGTACGATCATCACGCCCGCCCGGTCGATCAGGGTAGCCGGCGCCGCGAGCGGTGCGCGCTCGATCGTGCCGATCACACCCGCCGCGCCGCTGTCGCCTGCCGGCGTCCAACTCGCGCCGTCGTCGGCGCTCCACAGCAGCGCCGCCCGACGCCAGCCGGCCCCGGTGCCGCACGCCACCACCGTCACCCGCGGCCGGTCGAGCCGTCGCTCCTCCAGCGACGGCAGTTCGACGACGTGCAGCAGCGTCGCGCCGACCGCGTCGTCGGCCGCCATCGCGGCCCGGCCACTGCTCGCCGTCAGCACCTGCGGCACGAACGCGACCGGCGCCAGCGTCAGTCGCACCGCCATTCCCTCGACCAGCACGCTCAGCACCTGCCAGCGCCCCGCTTCGCCGCCCAGCGTCACCGTCATGCCCGGCCTCACCGCCAGCCCGGCGAACCCCAGCGTGACGCTGCGCCGCACGCGCTCCACGCCGGCGCGCGCGACCATCGCACCGGCCAGCGTCTTCGCCGCACCGGCGGACAGCGCCGCCGGCAACTCGACCACCTCGGCCGATGCGCCCGGCCCGCCGGCCCGCTGGACCCCCGCCTGGTAATCGCGCGCCGGGTCATAATGACGCACCGCCACCGCCAGCGCCGCCCGCCCCGGCGCGGCGATCTGCCGCCCCCGCGCCATGCCTGCCGGCCCACCCGCCGCCGTCGCCCCGGCATCGTCGAGCGCCAGCGGCGTCGCGTCCCCGCGCAGCCGCATCACCGCGCCGTCCGACGTCCATCGTCCCCCGGCGACCTGCGCCAGCACCGCCAGCACGCCCGCCACGCTGCCGCTGGCGGCGAAGCCGTCCACGGTCGACCCGTCCGCCTCCGCCCCGAACGCTCCCGCGATAGCTCGCATCGCCACCGCCCCGGCATCGGCGATCACCTCCACGCTCAGCGACGGCACCCGGTTGCCGAACTCGCCCAGCGGCAGATCCTCGAACACCAGATAGGCGCAGCCGCGATAGGCCGGCGTCGCGCCTTCCGCGCTGGCGATCAGCGGGTCCACCGCCTGATCCTCTCCCCCCAGATGCACCCGCAGGCCCGCCTTGACCTTCAGGTCGCCCGCGGCTCCGCGCACCAGCCGCCCGTCCGCCCAGATCCGGCCGATCGCCTGGATCGGCCGCCCCGACAGCAGCACCGCGAAAGAGGCGGCATAGCTGTACCGCGTCGCCGCAGGCTGGCCCTTGCCGCCGCCGGAGCGGCCCTGCGTCTCGATCAGGTCGGTCGACCAGATCACCGTCCCCGCCACCCGCATGCGCCCGAACAGCCAGGGGATGGCGCTGCCATAGGAGGAGGTCTGGACCGCCAGTTCGGTCAGTCGGGGGCCGTCGCGCCCTTTGGGAGCGAAGAGCTCGTGATCGATCCGCTGCCCGACCAGCGCCCCGATCGCGCCGCCGATCGGTCCGCCCAGCGCGGTTCCAGCCACCGTCAGCACCATCGTCGCCATCGTCCGATCCTTTCCTTATCGTCGCCAGCACCCCAGTAGCGGCCAGGGCGGCGCGCCCGGCCGCTCGACCACCCGACGCAGCCCGGCATCGGCATGGATCAGCCCCGCCCCGGTCCACACGCCCAGATGCAATTGCCCCGGCCCGGTCCGCATCAGCAGCAGATCGCCCGCCGCGGCCGCCCCCTCGACCCGGCGCAGCACCGCATCCAGGCGCGCCCGCACCGCCGCCGCATCGCCGCCGCGCAGCGGATAGCCACTCGGCGCCGCCAGCCGCAGCGCGTGCGCCGCCAGCCCCACGCAATCCAGGCCCGCGCCATCGCGTCCATGCAGCCGGAACGGCACGCCCAGCACCGCCCGCGCACGCGCCACCACCGCCTCGCCCGGCACGGCTCAGCCCCCCGGCCAGCGCGTGATCAGGTCCAGCCCCGGCAGATGCGGCTCGCCCCGGAAGTTCGCGGCATTGCCGAACCGGTCGCGACAGGTGGCGAAGCTCTTGTCGCACCCCTCGACCAGCTCGACCAACGTGTCGGCCACCACGGCGAAGGCCGGCGGCGCGATCAGGACCAGCCGCCGCCCCGCCGATTGCGCCACCGCCGTCTCCAGCCCGCCATTCGCGCCACCGAACCAGCGGACCATGCCGTTGCCGAACGCGTCCGCCACCGGCTCGTCGACATCGCTCAGCAAGGTCCGCTCGTCGATCGCCCGCACCCGCGCCCAGTGGCGCCGCAGCGCCGCGCGGCACCGCCGGTCGCCCAGCGCCGCGCGGCATTCGGGCGCGGTGGCCTCCACCGCCGGCCGGTCGAGCGCCGCCGCCGCGCCCAGCAGTTCGGCGGTGAAGCCATGATCGCCCAGCTCGACCGCGCCGATCGTCCCCTCGCCCAGCGGCACCGGCGCGCCCGCCCCGGTCCAGTCGGCGGCGAAGATCGTCACCCGTGCGCCATCCCACCGCCCAGCCAGCAGGTCGCGCGGGCTGAAGGCGTCGCCGGTCAGCGCACCCGACACGTCCATCGTGTCCGCCTCCAGCCCCACCGACCGCGTGATCGCCGATGGCACCATGCCCGGCGCGGCGCGATGGACCAGCCCGTCGATCTCCAGGTCCCGGTCATGCGCGGTCAGCCCGATCGTCACCCCGTCGCGCCGCTCGACCCGCCAGCACAAGGCGATCGTCGTCACCGCCGCGTCCAGCCAGCCCGCCGCGCTCATGGCGCCACCTCGCGCAGCTCGACCAGCGGCACCGATGCGGCGACCCCGGCCAGATAGGTGGCCCGACTGACGCTTAGCCGATCCTGGGCGAAGCGCACCGGCACGTCGAAGTCGAACGAGGCGGTCACCGCCGCCCCCGCCGCCGGCGCGGCGTCCAGCACCACCCAGCCGCCGTCGTTCAACCGGAACCCCGCCGTGCGGCCGGCCACCGCGACGCGCACGCTGTCCGCCACCGGCCGCGTGATCCGCCGCTCGGCCGCGTCGTACCGCCGCACCAGCGCGAAGCGGCGGTTCACCCCGTCCCCCGTCCCGATCGCCTCGCCCCGCCCCTGCCAGTCGAACGGATCGCGCAACCGGAACCCCCGCGCCGGCCCCAGCCGCGCACGGAAGAACGCCAGCAGCGCCGCGATATCCGCCTCGGACCGCAGGCCCGGCCCAACGTCATACTGACTGAGCGCCTCCGCCCATCCGGCGATGCGCTGCTCCGCGCCGCCCGCCGCCGTCACGATCTGGGTCGAGAAATGCGGGGTCACCTCCACGTCGCGGCCCAGGGCCAGCGGAAAGCCGACATCGTCGAACGCCTGCATCGCATCCTCCTCCAGATCGAAATGGACGAAGCCGTCGCGCATCACCTGCGGCAGCGCCCAGACGAAGGTCTCCGCCACCCCGCGCGCCCGCGCCGTCGCCGCCGCGCGCGCGATCGCCCGCCACTGCCCGCGATCCCGCGCCCGCAACACGAAGCCGGCGAGATAATGCTGCGCCCCCACCGGATAGCCCAGCCGCTCGGCCGCCGCCGCGACGCCCTGCGCGCTGGACACCGCATCGCCGGTCGCCGCCCAGTCATAATCCTCCAGCTGCAACACGTCGAAGGCGGGCCAGGCCCAGCCGACCGGCATGTTCGCGCGCTTCGCCTCGGGCGCCAGCGGATCGAGCACCGTCGGCAGATAGGTCAGCAGATGCGTGATGCACCGGCCCCCCGCCGCACCCCGCGCCGCCGCCGCCAGCGCGACGGTCGAGGCCGCCAGGCATGCCCCGGCCCGGTCCAGCGTCGCGCGCTGCGCTGCGGTCGTGATGTCGCGGATGCTCGCGATCGGCGCGGGCGCGAAGGCCGCCACCGCCGCCGCATCGTACAGGCACGGCGCGTGGCCGTCCGGCTGCACCCACCACCAGGGCTCGCCGACCTGGAAACGCGCCGGCATCCCCGCCGCCGCCGCCAGCCGCATGAACGCCGCCGCCACCTGCGCCAGCCAGTCCATCGCCCCCGCATGGGCCGGGCTCAGCAAGGTCGAGGGCGGCGACCATCCGGTCAGCGCCGGCGATCCGTCGAGGGCGCGCTGCTTCCAGTCCCCCCAGCAATGCGCGTCGAACAGCTCGTAGGACAGCGACCAGATCACCGTATAACCCAGCCGCAGGGCTGCGTCCGCCAGGGCGCGATGCCAGGCCGCGCACGCCACGTTCAGCACCCCGCCGCGGGCGCTGACGTAGAAACCGCCACTCGCGGCCTCGAGCCGGAAATAATGGCTCATGCCGACATAATGGACGATCGGCCCGCGATAGCCCAGGTGCAGCGCGTTGCGCAGCAGCCGGGCCGGGGTCAGGTGATAGCTGTCGTCATAGCCGCTCGCCAGCCGCAAGCCGTGCTCCGGCACCACCGCCGCGCCCAGCGCCAGCACTGCCCCCGGCCCCTCGCAGGCGATGTCGGTCAGCGCGACCCAGCCCTCCGCCGGCGCGGCCAGCGCCGCATCCGCGCCATCGTAGCCGGGCGGCGCCAGCGACACGAACATCCGATCGACATCCCCGGCCCAGACCGGCACCGCCTCGTCCGGCAGCAGGAACCCGCCCTCCACGCTCGCGAAATTGATCGCCACCGTCGCATCCTGGGGCGACCCGCTGGCATAGTTCCACAGCCGCACATACCAGCTTCGCGCCGCGCCCCCCGCATCGCGCCCCTCGATCGTCAGCACCGGCCCCTGCACCGCGTCCAGCGCCCTGATCCCGGCCGAGCGCCAGCGGAACCGCAACCGGCACTGGCGGAAATCCCGCGCCGTCTCGTAGCGCAGCAGCGGGTGATCGTGCCGGTCCTCCGCCTCCCAGATCAACCCGGCGAGATCGTCCCGCTTGTAGAAGACGCAGTCGACGCGCAACGCATCCGGTCTCGTCGTCGTCACCGCCGCCATCATCGGCCGCGGGAAATTGACTGTCCAGAAGCGCGGATCGAACCGCTGCATCACCTCCTCGCGCTGACCGTCCCGCGCACGCGCCAACCAATGCCCCATCGCCCCCTCCTCAGTTCGGCCCGTCCTCAGTTCAGCGCCGCCCGCACCGCCTGCGCCACCTGCCGGCTCGACTGGCGCAGCGCCGCCGCCGGCTCGCTCCGCCCCGCATGGATCGTGATCGACACCCGCACCTCGCGCGCCGCGGCGGGGGCGAGCGTCTCGATCCGCCCGGTCGCGGCCGGCACGAACAGCTCCGGTCCGCGCTCGCCCACCAGATAGCCGCGCCCCGGTGCCACCGGCCCGCCCGTCGCCCGCCCCGGCTGGCCGCCGCCCGCCGACGCCACCCCAAGGCCCGCCCCCAATCCCGTCGGCGCCAGCGTCGATGCGACGTCGCCAATCAGGCTGCGCACCGCATTTCGCAGCGCCGCCGCCGCGATCTGGTCCATCACCCTGAGCGCCGTCGCCTTTAGATCCTCGAAGCTCAGCTTGCCGGTCCGCGCCGCCTTCAGCAGCGCCTGCTCGACCAGTCCCCCGGCCCGCGCCGCGCTACCGCCCAGCCCGCTTTCCAGCGCGTCCCGCATCGACGCCACATCGCTCAGGAAGCCACGCGTGTCGGCGCGCACCGACACCATCGCCAGGTCCACCTCATCCATCTGGAAACGCCTTTCGCAACGTCGCGATCGCCGCCGCGTCAGGCGGTACCTGCCCGCCGTCCGCGCCGCGCATCGCCGCCACCACCACCGCCAGCTCGGCCGGCGTCGCCCGCCAGAAGCGGTCGGGCGACCAGCCCAGCACCGCGCCCGCGAACCCCGCCGCCCGCGCCGCCGCGCCCGCGAAGCGCGCGCTCACCGCCCCGCCAGGATCTGCCCCAGCAGTACGCGCAGCACCGGCGTCGCCGCCGCCAGACCCAGCATCGCTACCGCCTCGCCCAGCGCCATCCGATCCAGCCCCTCGGGCGGATCGCGCAGGCAGTGCCAGAACAGCGCGACCATCTCCGACAGGCACAGCTTGCCGTCCGCCGCCCGCTCGACCAGCGCGAACAGCGGCCCCAGCTCCGCTTCGGCCGCGACCAGCGCCGCGAAGCTCGGCCGCAGCACCAGCGTCGCGCCATCCACCGCCAGCGCCGCCTCGCCGCGCACGGGATTGGCCGGGCCGCTCACGACGCCACCACCGCGCCGGAGCTCTCCAGGCTCAGCGTATAGGATCGCTCGCCATTGAAATCGCCGGCATAATCGAGCCGCGTCACCAGGAAGCGGCCAGTCATGCTGTCGCCGCTCTCGAAGCTCAGCCGGTAATCGTCGATCGTGCCCGCCAGCGCGCTCGCCTTGATCCGCGCCTCCGCCGCCGATCCGGTGAACACGCCCGCGCCTGACACGCTGACGCTGCGGATGCCGGCTCCCGACAGCAACTGCCGCCACCCGCCCGAATCCTTGTTGGTCACCACCACCGCCTCGCCGTTGATCGCGAACTGCGTCGTGCGCAGCCCCGCCACCGTCGCGAAGGCGGGCGTCGCCGCCCCGTCTCCCACCTTCAACAGGAACGCGCTTCCCCGCTCGATCATGCCACCCTCCTCAATCCTGTCGCCACATCCGCGCCGCGAACTCCACCGAGCCCTGCCAGCGCCCCTCCGACCGGCCGGCCCGCGCCAGCCGACTGCGCGTCAGCCGTATCGTCACCAGCCGCCAGCCGCCGCCGATCGCCGTGCCCGCCAGCCCGGGCAGCCCCGCCTCGACCGCCGCCAGCAGCGCGCGCAGCCGCACCGGCCGCTCGCCCGCATCCTCCAGCATCACGGTCAGCCGCGCCTCGCGCCCGCTGCACCCGGCGGCGGACGCGTCCGCCAGGACCGGCTCCTCGACCACCGCATGGGGCAGGCCGCCACGCACCGGCGGCGCGTCGAACACCGCCACCCCCGCCAGTCCCGCCAACGCCTTCAGCCGCGCGACCACCGCCGCGACCAGCAGCACGCGGGCGTCGCTCCCGATCGCGCTCACAGGCCCAGCCGCCGCCACGGCCGCCACAAGGCCGCGACCGCGATCGGCACGCCGATCTCGGCATGGCGGTTCTCGAACAGGTGCACCGCCATCAGCACCAGCCCGTGCGCGATCGGCGGCGGCAGGTCGGACCAGCTCTCCGCCAGTCCGTCCGCATCCGCCCGCCGTAGCAGCCGTTGTCCACAAAATGCCTCCGCCAGCCCCAGCGCGGTCATCGCCAGCCGCAGCAGCAGCGCATCCTCGTCGTTTCCCGCCAGCCGCAGCATCTCGCGCGCCGCCGCCGCCACCGGCGCGACCAGCGCCGATGCCTCCTGTCCGTTCATCATCGCCTGTCTCCCGTCCCTCAGCTCGCCGCGATCTTCAGCAGCTTGATCGCGTTCGAATCCGCCACGCAGCCGCCGACCCGCTTGGTCGCGTAGAAGCTGACGAACGGCTTGTTCGAATAGGGATCGCGCAGGATCGCGGTCTCGTGGCGCTCGGCGATCAGATAGCCGCGCTTGAAGTTGCCGAAGGCCAGCGCCATCGCGTCCGCGCCCACGTCCGGCATGTCCTCGGCCTCGACCACTGGATAGCCGAGCAGCAGCGACGCCTGGTCCGCAGCCAGTCCCGGCTGCCACAGGAACGCGCCATTGCCGTCCTTCAGCTTGCGGATCAGCGCCAGCGTCGCCGCATTGGCGACGAAGCACGCCCCCTGGCGATAGGGTGCCTTCAGCATCTGCACCAGTTCGACCAGTCGGTCCGCCGCACCGTTGCCCAGACCGCTCGCCGATCCGGTCGCCAGATATTGCAGCGTGCCGAATGCGCGCCTGGCGTCGCCGTCGGTGCTGCTCGGTTGCGCCAGGAACCCCTTGGGCCGGTTGATGCCGCTGCCGGAGACGAAGGCGCTGCCCTCGGCGCGCGCGAACTCGGTCGCGATCTCGCTGGCCAGCCATTCCTCCACATCGAACGCGGCATCGTCGAGCATCGCCTGGCTGACGCTGGGATTGGCATAAAGTTCGCCGCTCGGCGGCACGATCTCGCGGAACACCGGCGTCGCGGTGGTCGGCCGTGCCTCGGTCTCCGCCGCCCAGCCGCTGGGCGTGCCGCCGCTCGTCACCAGCTTGCGATACCCGGCCGATCCCACCGTCACGACATGGGCGATGCCGCGGATCGGCGACAGGCCGGTCAGCACGCGGCCGATCTCCGCATCGATCTCACGCGGCACCGCATAGCCGCCCGAATCGCCGCTCACGCCCGTGAACGCCTTCATTTCCAGCGTCGCGCCCGTCCGCACGAAGCCGGCAAAGCCCGCATCGCCCTGCTGCTGCCGCGCGCCGTCCAGCGCCGGTCGAACCGTCACGTCCATGTCTATCTCCATTTCGCTTGTGGATAAATCGGGGGATTGTCCGTGCGCTTGCCCGGCAAAACCCTGTGGATAAGTTCAGTCGACGCGGTCGATCCGGGCCAGCGGCTGCATCGGCACCGGCACCAGGCTGACCTCGACCAGCCTGACGCGCAGCAATTCGCGCCATGCCCCCTGCCGCGCCACCAGCGGCCGATATCCGATCGACAGGCCGGCCAGATCGCCCCGCCGCACCGCCGCCGCCAGCGCCGCGTCCGTCACCCGCCCCGCGACGCGCAAGCCCCGCGCCTCCACCGCCAGCGTCTCGATCACGCCGACCGGATCGCCGCGATGCGCGAACAGCAGCGGCACCGGCGCCACCACCCCGAACGCCCCCGCGCGCAGCACGTCGCCGGCCCGGTCGACCCGGTCGAACAGGGCGGCATAGCCCGCGAAGGGCAGGTCCGCGCTCAGCACAGGCCGAGAAGCGCGCGCTTCTCCTCCCCGGTCAGGAACTCCGCCGCCGACACCGACGCCCATAGCCGCTCGCGCTCCTCGGCCAGCGCCGGCACCGCGTTCAGGTCGACCGTCAGCCGCGCGTCGGGAAACCAGCCGCTCAACCCTTGCGCCAGCGCGGTCAGGATCGTCTCCGCCAGCGGCACCACCGTGGAGCGCCACAGCGCGCGATTGGCTTCGCGGTAATTGGCATGGGTCGAATCGCCCGGCAGCCCGAGCAGCATCGGCGGCACCCCGAACGCCAGCGCGATCTCGCGCGCCGCCGCCGCCTTGGTGCCGGAAAAGTCCAGCTCGGCCGGCGACAGGCTCAGCGCCTGCCATTTCAGCCCGCCTTCCAGCAGCATCGGCCGCCCGGCATTGGGCGCGCCGATGAAGGCGTCCAGCTCGGCCTTCAGCCGCGCATGCTGATCGCCCGACAACGCCGATCCGTCGCCCGGCTCATAGACCAGCGCGCCCGATGGCCGCGCCGCATTGTCCAGCAGCCCCTTGCCCCAGCGGGTGGCGGCATTGTGGATCGCCACCGCCCCCGCCGCCGCGCCCAGGCAGCCCAGGCCGTAATGATCGTCCAACGGGTGGAAGGCGCGGATATGGACCAGCGCCGGCCGCACAGGATCGGCATCCAGCCGCGTCGCCACCGATCCCACCCGGTAGCGATAGGCGACCGGCCAGCCGCCCGCATCCGTCTCCACCGCCACCCGTTCGGGCCGGAGCGCATAGAGCGCCGCCACCCCGCCCGCCGGATCGCGCAGCAGCTGGACATAGGCGTTGCCATGCAGCAGCATCTGCGCCGCCACCGTCGGCAGCAGCGCCTGCCCGCCCGACCGCGCGCCGACCAGCGCCGCGATCGCCGGATCCGAGGCCGAGAGCGGCGCCGCGCCCAGCGTCTCCGCCACCAATTTCACCGCGCGCTGCGCCACCGCATTGCCCAGATAGGCGTCGCGCGCCTGCGCCTCATAGTGCCGCGGCCATTCGCCCAGGATCGGCACCCCCGACCGTGCGAAGCCGCCCGACAGCGCCGGACGCGTTTCGTCGCGCCCGGCCTTGCGACCGAACCATTTCATCGTCCGTCTCCCGCTAGATTTGCCGGACCGCGCCGGCAGAAGCTCAGATCCGCCGCACCCCCACGTGCCGCTCAGGCGCGATCATCAGCGCCCACAGGGCCCAGACCAGCGCATCGGCGCGGTCGGGCGAGCGGCCCGGCCCGTGATAGCCGTCCAGCGTCAGTCCGCAGAGCTCGTCCTCCAGGCGGGCGAACGCTCCGACATGCCAGACCCGCCCCTTCGCATAGAGGAGCGACACCGGTTCGGCTCGCGCGCCCTTGCCCTTGCTGGCATGGGCGCCGTGCAGCGGCAGCGACGCGTCGTGCAGCCGCAGCACCGTCTCCACCATGTCGCCGCCCTGGTTGCGCTCCACCACCACCCGGTCGGCGCCGTAGCGCGCGACCAGCGCCGCCACCCGCGCCGCCCAGCCGTCGGGCGACAGCCCCGCCGCGCTCGCATCTTCCAGCACCCAGGCATGACCCTCGGTGCAGCGCCCCGCCACCACCATGCCGCAGGCATCGCCCGTCCGGCTCGCCGGCGGGTCGACCCCGACCACGATCCGCACCAGCGCCGGCGCCGCCCGCACCCGCTGCTGGTCGAGCAGTGCGCGGGTCCACAGCGCGCCCTCGACATCCTCCAGCCACTCGCCGTCCAGTTCCTGCCGGCCCAGCCGCGTGCCCGCATATTGCGACTCGATATAGGTCCGGAAATCGGCCGGCAGATGCACATTGTCGCGCGTGCCGCCCCGCGATTCGATCAGGCCGGGCAGCGCCATCACCCGCCGCATCAGCCCGGTCGGGCGCGGCGTCGTCGTCACCAGCACCTGCGACCGCGCACCCAGCCGCAGGCCCATCATCAGATTGTCCCAGCATGGCTCCCCCTGCCGCCACTTGGCCAGTTCGTCGCACCAGGCGACATGATGTTCCGGCCCGCGCAACTTGTCCGGCCGCTCGCTCGAATAGACGAAGGCGCGCGCGCCGGACGCGAAGGTCAGCTCGCCCAGCGTCGAGCGCCAGACCATCGGCTCGTCCTGCCGCGCCACCGCCAGCAACCCGCTCTGCCCCTCGACCATCACCTTATGGACATCGTCCAGCGTCGCGCCGACCAGCGCGATCCGCGCATCCGGCCGGGCCCGCGCCACCGCGCTCACCCATTCGGCGCCCGCCCGCGTCTTGCCGAAGCCCCGCCCCGCCCGGATCAGCCAGACGCGCCAGTCGTCCGTCGCCGGCAACTGCCCGTCATGCGCCCAGACCGGCCATTGCTCCAGCAGCGTGCGCTGGTGCGCGACCGGCAGATCCTCCAGCAGCCGCGACCGGTCCGCCGCCGTCATCGCCGCCAGCTGCGCCACCAGCCCGCGCAGCCCCGCCACCACCGTCGTGCTCATGGCGCCGGCCTAGCGAGCGCCGCGATCCGGCGCAGCAATTCGGCCTGCACCTCGGCCGGCGACACCGTCTCGCCCGGTCCGCGACGAGCACCGTCCTTGCTCCGCGCATCCTGTCGTCGGATCAGCGCCAGCGCGATCGCCGGATCGAAACCATCCTCCGTCGCAGTGCCGCGCGCCGCCGCCAGCAGCCGCAGCTCCAGATCCTCATATCCGCCCAGGATGGCGTCCTGCCAGGCACGTCCGAACGCCGCATCGCGGTCGCGCAGGCCATAGGCCGCCTGGGGCGACGTTCCCGCCTCCGCCGCCGCCAGCCGCACGTCGCTGGTCCGGCGCAGCGCCTCCAGAAAGGCCTTGCGCCGCGTCTCGCTCATCCCCTCGCGCCGCGCCCGCCGCGCCGCCGCGCCGCGCCCCTCACCCTGTCTTCTCGAATGCAT